TGTGCTAGTTGCTTGTGCTAAAACATCTTCTTCTTCTGCTATAGCAAGTGCATCTAAAACATTTAATAGGTCTTCCAAATAATTTACATCAAGATAATTAATTGAAAGCTCATTGTATTCAAGACTATCGTCAGAAAGAAAATCCTCAGCAAGATAGTCTATATCTAAATCATTAAAATCAAGTACGCTGTCGCTTTTTTTTGTTGTGGTTTCTTCTTGTATGACTATTTCTTTTTTGGGAGGAGTAACAATGAGCATGTTATCAATAACATCTAAGGTCAAATCTAAAATGACAGGTTTGCTTGGAGCTGATTCAAACACGCTTACCGTTGTAGCTTGATATGGTTTGTTTAGAAGTACAGTACCCATAGCAGTAACAACTTCTATCTCACCACTAGACAATCCTAGAGCATTAGGTAAAAGTATAATTAATGACCTGCCTAGCTCATCTACTGTAGCTGTGAAATCGGTTCCTCTAATTGCAATATTGGCTGTGGGCGTTTTAAGGCTAATGTTTTTTTTATCAATCTTGTTTAGATTGCCTGTAATAAACCTTGCTGTCCCAAGACCAAAGGTGAGAGCCATCTTAGATTTGGAAGGGTCCGGGTCATAGATATATTCATCTATGAGTAGCTGTGAATGTTCTGTCAAAGAGACTTTACTATCATCTAAGAAAGTAATAGCCATGCGCCCATTAGTCGTTATAGCTTCATCATTGCTTTGTATAGCAAATTTTAAGTTAGCATCGTAAGGCTTATCTCTTACTATCTGTGCTGAACCATTTAGTTCAGATATGTCTCCAATATCAACAGCTTGTGCTTGTACCTTGGTCGTTTTGGATAACACACACAGTAGAAGTAGCATTACCACCAATTGATATGATTTTAAGCCAGTCATTGTCTTGTGTACTCAGTTGTTGAATATTAAATGTTCTTTGTCCACCTGTATGGTCTAAGTAAAAATATCCACCTGCTGAAGAGGTAACACCTGTACCTGTATAATTAACTGTATTATCACTACCATCTATATCCATGTAGTTTGTAGCACCATCAATATTGATGTTAGATGTAACTGTATTATTAGAACCTTGAATAATCCAATCTAAATCTAAAGTAGCTGCTAATGCAGTTGTTCCTTGATTAAGGGTAAATGTATTGCCAGTGCCTGTAACTTGTACATTTTGATTAGATGAATCAGCACCATAAGTATTTGATGGGTCTACTTGTATTGTGAAAGTATTTGTATTACCAGTAAATTGATAGAATCCTGTAAAACTATCTGCCCATATATCACCTAGAAACTTGTTAGTGTTTCCAATCATGTTAATATCAATAGTCATGGTTGTGCCATCAATATCAAAAGGTGTAAGACTACCTGCTGCTGAGTTAAGTCCACCAATAATATTAGATATGCCTAGTTGCTCTATATCAAGATTTAAGGTTGTACCACTTTGGTCTAAATATATTTCGTTGTCAGCCGCGAATGTCGGCAATGCAATCAGCATCACACTCAGGCTCATTAATTTCAGTTTCTTCATGTTTCCAAAAACTCCTATCGTATCCGATATTTATTAGTTCTAAGACTGCACCCTCTATAGCTTTCATCAATGCAATCGTTGTTGACTCGTTGCGTGAATTTCCTAATTCCACCTCAACAAGTTCAGTACCCATTTCTATGAATCTAAAAACATCTTCTGACTTACCATAACTAAATATGGTTTTTTGGCTCAACACTTCTATAAGTATCTCACCTGTTGCAACTGATACCATGCGAAGACTAACTGTTATATTGTCTTCTCTGTATTGCATACTTGTACCTATTCCTAGATACCTAGCACCAACTCCACCAGTTGACAAGTTACTATCATAACTTATTACAGCACCTTCTAACAAGACACCTGCAAATAGCAGTGGTGGTACGTTCTTTTCTTCACCCTCTTTTGCAAACTGTTCTCTTGCTGAACGTATTAATTGTCTTTCTTTAGTTAAGTTATCTAGACCGACTCTTTCAACAACTCTAAAGAACTCACCATTACTAGAATGTTTTAATGCTCTTATTAATAATGTGTAGGGTGCTTGAGTAACAGCAGTAGAAAATAAAGCAAACTCACTATTACTTTTTCTTTGTCCTGTTTGGTCTGTAAATGCTGAAGGATAAACAGCTACTATAGGTTGAACTATAGGTTTTTTAACATTAGCTAGTTCTTTAGAATGAAGTTCATCAATTCTAACTACATCATGTTCTTTAAATCTTTGTTCGTATGTATCTTCGTATTGGTCAAATATAGAGCAACTAGAAAGTAAAAGAACCGATAGGAATTGTAATTTCTGTGACTGTGCCATCTGCTTCTGTTATTTTAAGTGTTAAATATGAACCATCAGATGAGTATTCTATTGTATTACCCTCTAATGATATAGTGCCACTGTCTTGTGGCGTTTCACCAAATAAATTAGCGATAAGCTGTCTGCTTAATTCTGCATATACCCTGCTTTCAAAGTTTCTAATAAATCTTTGTACTGTTGAGTTCTCTTTATCTCTTTCTGCTTCTTCAATAGCAGCTTTGATTTCATCTTTAATTACTTTTCTACGGTTAAACTCTTGATTCTCAATCGTAAGATAATGACTTGAAGTGTTCACACCATTGAATGAAGGTGATTTGAACTTATGTACTATTTGGTCTGCTTTTATATTTTGAACAAATATACCAATAAAAAGAATTGCACCAATCAAAAGAACACCAACTAAAACTTTATAGTTTTCTGCTGCTTGTTTTTCTCTTAGCAAATCAGCTTTACTTGGTCTGCCTACTTTTCTTTTAATCTTTCCTTTGGTCATCTCTATCCGCCTTTGCTAACCTATCGGTGTGCATAAGTTGTGGTACACCTAGTATAGTCTTCAAAAGAGTGTCTTGTCTAATAATCTCATTGTCCACAGAACGCACTCTATCAATTAATGCTACTAATATTCCATGTTGTGAATCTAGTTTTTGACCTAATCTTTGTTCTATTTCAGATATTTGTGCTGATACTTTTTCATCAAGAACATCTACTTTGGTTTCCATACCATCAATAATCTTATTAATTAGTTTCCATATAAATAGACCAAGACCTATAGCTGCTGCTATTGGAAAACCAACTTCATTAATTAATTGAACTACAGCATCCATTAACTTGGCTCACTTGGAAATGTTACATCGTCATAAGATGATGCACTAGAATTAGAGGTTGGTAAATCTCTCAAAGATTGTCTATAAGTTGACCATTCTGTTTTCTTAGAATCTGTTAGAGGGCTATCAGACATTTGTGTCCAGTCTGATTCTGTTAATAAAGTGTTTCTTTCTATTCTGACTGCAATCCAAAAATCAACAGATTGTTCTAAAGGTGAACCATCAATAATTTTGTAAGTTCCAACTTCATAAACTCCTTCTATCACAGACTGATTGGTTTCTAAAGGTATATCACTTAAAGCAACATTTGTAGAACCACTACCAATTATTACTCCAGTTGATGTTATGTACTTTGTATATGAAATCATATTATTGCGTATTGTCTATAAACACATATAGTGATTGATATGTACTTCTTAGTTTGGTTATCCATCTTACTCTCCAAAATACTTTGTTTGCATTTGTTCCTGATGTAGCCAATCCTGTAATAGTACCACTATATGCAAATACATAAGTTCTAAATGTACCAACTGCAAAAGTGACATTTTGTATTCCACCTGCTGCTTGTGTATATGATGAACCACCATTAACACTGTATTCTAAAACAGCATTTGTACAGTCACCATAAACACCAGTCCATATGGCTTGATATTGAGCATTATTTCTTACCTCATCAATTGACATACTTAGATATGTACCAGTGCTTGTTGTTTGTGTTGTAAAGTTAGTAGAACCCCTTTGAAACTCACTACCAAAAACAGCTAAAGGTACTGTAGTTCCACTATGGGAAATAATATCAGCACTCACATCTGCAAAATGTTCCACATCTAAAGTGTTAACATTAATTTGTGTACCAGTAATTGTATTTGATGCTATCTCTGTAGCTGTAATTGTGCCTGAAGCTATTGCATCTGCTGTTACTGCATTTGCTATAATTTGGTCTGCACCAATAGAATCTGCTGCCATTTGAGTAGCTGTTATTGTTCCACTAACAATATTAGCTGCAACAATCGCATTGGCTGCTACTTTGTCTGCTGTAACTGCATCTGCATTTATCTTGGCTGCTGTTACTGCGTTTGCTTGTATTTGTGTTGCTGTGACTGCA